GTGAGAAGGCTGGCATACGGCACGCCATGTTCATAGGGTTTGGTACTCTCCTTGGATACGCCAGAGAGGGGAACCTTATTGGGCATGATGACGACACCGATGTGTGTGTGCGGTCAGACTGGATTACCAGAGAGCAGGAAGTGGCATTCTATGAGGAGCTGAAGGCGCGGGGGATGTTCATGTACCGTGCCAGAATGGCCGAAAGGAAGGATACTGGGCGGTATCTGTGGCTATCCCTGCGCTCCCAGATGAAGGAAATGGGTGGGGCCAAGAGTTGTGTATGGTTCATGTTCCCCTGGAAGGGCTATTTGTGGCACTGTAAGGGCGGGCGGTGGCTCAAGAAGATAGGGCTTAAGATGCCAGTACAGCGCAAGCTACCCAACAAGGGCGAGGACTTGTCCAAGTACACCACTTTTATGAAGGGCAACTCCTTGGAGCACTATGAGCCACTAACAGAGGTTGAGTTCTGCGGTGGTAAGGTAAACGTCCCGCCGGGGATAGGCTCTCTGCTGGATGAACACTACCCAGACTGGGCAATTCCGGGCAAAGGAGCCTCTGCTAGGCACAAACTAGTCCTAGTAGGGAAGTGGGAAGATGATAGCACTTGGATGTTTATTAACGCATAGTATCAAAAAGATACTGTATCCCCCTTGCGCTACCAGTAAAAAATAGCTATACTATGTAACGAGGCGCTGCAGGTCTCGATAGACATTCTACCAACACGCCTAGAGGGCATTTGAGCTTACCGGCTTGAATGCCCTTTCTCATTAGATTGGCCTATGTGGTATCAACTAAGATGTCCAAATAAGCGCCGTAACGGCAATAAGCCGTGTGCCAACACACTAAAGTTCGTTGACCAGCTTGAGGCTGGCAAGAAGGAAATGCTCTATTGTTCCTCTTGCCATGCCCAGTGTCACATTGTGTGGAATGCTTCTGGTGGCTGCACGATTAGGATTCCCAAAGAGAAGGTAGTGGTGGAAGCCACCCCATATCCAGTAATAGGACAGAGAGGGTAGCATGGTTGATATACCTACTGAAAAGGTATTTGAATTCAACATTGGTGGGGAGACCAAGAAGTTCGCTCGCCGATCTGATGACAAACTCCTGGAGCATTACAGCCAGTGGCAGAAGGCTTCTCGCGCACAACGCCGTGAGAGGGAACGCGAGTTTGAAAACCTCAGAATGTACTGTGGTGTGGATAACTCACAGTGGCCATCGGCTATTCAGAACTTCCTAAAGCAGGAAGCGCGGGGAGTCAATCACGGTCAGTTCACCCACTTCGGACAGTACAACCTTCTCAAACTCAAAATCAATGGCATAGCAGGCTCAATCATACGCAACCCGTTTGATGCGACCTTCGTTGCAGATGACGAGGAACAGGTTGCTCTTACGATGGCGCTCCAAGAGGCGTATCTAAGCGACAAGGAACTGATGGATTGGCAGGCCGAGGACACGATGCTCACTACTCTCGGCCTTATCTATAGGGGCACCATGCGGATGTATGTCAAAAACACATTCCCCGCATCCCCCATGGGCAACATTGCGCTTGAGTGTATGCCCCCCGGCACAACCATGGATGACCCTGACTGGGTAACGACTACCAGCAAGGAGATGCGCAACCACTGGACAATGGCCCTGATGAGCATTGATGAGATTAAGGAACGCTGGCCAAAGAAGCGCGGCATCATGGAGCGCGAGGAGTGGCTGGCCAATAACGGTGGGCGGCAGTATGAGGAGAAGGTTAATGTAGACTGGAACAGGTATGTGGACGACACAACCCATAAGCACGGGTCTCTGTACATGGTTGTCCAGCATAACTACATAAAGAAAGAGAAGATTGTCCGTGAGTTTGATGCCAGAACCGGAACCGTATTCTGGGAGTGGATGAGCGATGAACAGAAGAAAGACCTTGCAGAACAGAACGGTATTGGCTCCGAGGATATTAAGGAAATCACCCTCCGTGATAACGTGGCTTACACTTATACCTTTGCTCCCGGTCTTTCTCTTTCTTACGCTCTTGACGACTATAAGGACGAGTTCCAACTAGGTCGCCTCCCGTACTTCCCTTGGACAACCACGCGGATGAATGGGAAACCCATCCCGATGGTTGACCAGCTTCGTGACGCACAGCTTGAGATTAACAAGCGCCAGTCCACGATTACCCTTGCGGCAGAGACTTCTCTGGGTGGGACGATGGCCGTGGATGAAGCGGTCTTTGGCATGGACAACAAGAAAATGGAAGACTTCGTTGCCAACCGTGGAAACCCGCGCTATGTGGCAAAACTCAAGGCTGGTGCATCTCGCCAGTTCCCCAACGCTTTCCAAGAGGTGGGTAAGCAGCAGATTCCCGGTGATTTGTTTGGGATAGTCAATGAGATGATAGACCTCATGGACAGGCTTGTTCCACAGCCAGCAGCATCTGAGGGGCGTACTGAGCGTAGTGGGGAATCTGGAATTTTGTTTGCACACAAGGTTGAGGTTGCAAAAACAATGCAGTCTACCATGCTTGCTTCTCGCAGGCAGTTGTGGAATGACATTGGCGAGGCGTACTTCTTCCTTGCGAAGCAGCTTTACTCAAAGGGTCGCAGGGTGTTCACTGATGGTAAGGGTGTTCGCAAGGCGATTATCAACGAGACCATGATTAACCCAGAGACAGGTGAAGAGACAGTGGAAAACGACTTCTCTGGACTTGCACGGCATCGCGTTGTCATATCTGAGGCACCTGCGGGTGTCAATAACAGGCTTATGCAGAGAGAATTGAATTCAACACTGGCACAGCACTTCGCACAGATGGCTCCGAACACATCAATGAAGTTCCTTGCTGGTGTTGTTAACTCCCTTGACCTTGATGAGGTTCAGAAGCAAGAGGCCAAGGATGCTGTTGAACTTGATAGCAGGGCGCTTCAGGTTGAGACAGAGGCGCGGATTGCGAATGCGGAGGTTATGAAACAGCAAGCCCAGGCGGCGGGACAGCAAGCGGGCGGTTCTCCTGGAGCGGGCGGTGCCCCTATGCCTGGGGGCGCACCATCTCAACCGGGAGGCCCGTTGCCAGAGGGAGATGTAGAACAGGCACTTTCAGGTAGTCAACCAGAACTTTCTTCTGGTTTAGTCCTTGCTCAATAGAGAGGAGCACCAAATGGCAGAGAGCCAGACAGTAGAGACCGTGGAACAGGCACCAACGCCTGAGCCCGAAACAAAGATGACCCCGGAAGAGTTCAGCAAAAAGCTGGAATCTGGGGAAATCGACACTAGTGGTACAGACCCCCAAGAGTTGATTGAGAAAATGGTTGACTTTGGGGGAGACGAGGCACCGAAGGAGGCTTCGGAGCCGCCTACTCCTGCCCTCGGCGAGGTCAAGGAAGAGGCACCCAAGGAAGATGCACCTGTTGAAGTCGTTGCCCCGAAGGAAGAGGAAACAATAGTTCCTTATAAGAACTTTGGGGAACTGATGGCAGATGCAGCCGAGGCACTTGGGGAGAAGATACCCTCCGCAAGAGACTTGGTTGTGAAGGCCAAAAACCAAAAAGAACACCTCCACAAAATGGAGGGAGCGCTTGAGAAGTGGAAGACTGACGCTACTTCTAATGCTGCTAAGATAGCTGAACTTGAGGCTAAGTTGGCTGAACAGGTGAAGGCAACACCAGCACCCGTACAGCCTAAGCAAGCAGCGCCAGTTTCTGTCGATTCCACGATGCCAAACTTTGAGGCAGAGATACCAGAGATTGATGCCCCCGGTGAGTTTGCTGGGCCAGAAGACATGGCCAAGTATATCAGCAAGGTCACGAAGAGGAGTAATCTCATTGCCGACAAGAAGATTGCGTGGATTAAGGCAGAGAGTGACAAGGCCCTGAAAGCATCAGAGGCCCGCGTTGCAGAGACAAACCGTTCTGCTCAGGAGACTATTGAGATTGAACTTCGGGCGAGAGCAGAAGCAGAGCGGAAACAACGTCAGGTACAAGAGGCGTTTGTTGCGGCAAACGACTTTGTAAGTCGTCACAAGGAGTTTGGAATTGACGATGTGAGGGACATGAACGACAAGTACACTGCATGGGTAAGTCAGGTAGAGTATCTGAAACAGCGGAATCCGGCGTATGCTAACCGGGATATTGTTGCAGACTACTTTAATGGTGTATCCGATGCACAGCAGTTGCTTGAAGGTAGCATGGTTACCCCTCCTTCTGGGGCTAAAGAGTTTGCCCTGGTTGTGGAGCTTGAGCGTATTGCTCTGAACCACAACATGGTGGACTCGGTTACTGGTCGTCCAAACTTTGAAGAGGCGTATGCTTTGAAGAAGGTGCGTGATGGTGTTGATATTGAGGAGACCAACAGTGCGGTTGCCAAGGCGACTGAACAGGTGGTGGACTTGGTACAGCAGCGTCAGTCAGCACCACAGGGACTGGGGGCATCGGATGTTGTTTCTGCACAGGAGCAGCAGACGGTAACCCCGGAGCAAATTTCAGAACGCATGGCCCAGCTACAAGATAAAATGTCTACAATGCGCCCTGATGAGCGTGCTAAAGCGCAAAAGGAAATTGAAGAGATGATGTCAACTAGTCTGGGTGTTGATTTACTCAAGACCTAGGAGTTTATGATGGCTGTTGCCACACCATCCCAGATTAATGCCAATCTAGTTAGGCAATACTGGAACACGAAGCTGTACAACGAATCGCTCCTGCGCGATATTTTCAGCTCGCTGCGTACTCAGTTTGACCGCACGAGCAACATTGATATCCCGATGGGTGCGATTACGATGGAGTTCAACACGGAAGCCAACAACGGCTACCGTACACAGACGCTTGGGTTCTCCAATGCGCTGCGGGCCACACCCCGAGAGGGTGACCTTCAGTTGCAGATTGGTTTCGAGGAGACCCTTCGTGAGAAGTCGATGGATGCCTACTACAATGAGTTCAGCCATGCTGTCTCGCTGTATAACTATGGTATTCATTTCTCATCGGGTACTGAGCCGATGGGTGTTAACATGGATCTGGCGACTAAGAAGCTCGGTGCCTACATGGAAGAGCTTGCTGGTCTGTATTATCGTCAGGCTCTGTTGCAGCGTTTCTCGCGTAACCTTACCCGTAGTCCTGTTAGTGTAACGCAGGCATGGAACAGCAACTGGTACGTGAAAAACGTGTCGGATGCCAACCAGCCCGCGTACAACACCACCCTTCAGACCCACACTGACAACATTGCCACGGCGCTCATTGCTGCTGGTAC